TAACAATTTCAATCTCAATAGGGGCTTCTTCGGTTGAAAGGCTGTCAATTCCTTGGGGTGCTGCGTACAGTGCTTTATCAATAGCCATTTTTTACCCTAAATAGTAACCGCGTTTTTGCCCACGAAAGCCCCGAAAATAGCGTATGTCGTCTGGTTCATCGGACGGTAGCGAAATAAACCCACCTTGCCTGAAACGCAGCAACGCTTGCGTCATTGTATCTACGTAGTCGTCATGCTCGCCAACAGGAAACGCAGCGACTTCTTCAATAACTTCCCTAGCCCACCGTGTGTCTGGCGCCCAAACTTTACCACTTGCAAATATATCAGCAACTGAATTAACACGAACGTGCTTATCGTTACCCCTTGAAGGGCTGAATTCCTGTATTGGCACCCCTACACGCCGCATTTCTTGTATAAGTGGTGCCCCCGCTGCTTTTTTTTCTATGACCACCGCATCAGGTTCATATTCCTTGTACATCTCTAAGGCGCGTTCTTTTAATGTAGGAAAATTCATACGCGCTTTAAACGCATCAATTAATATTAAATTAGGTGCGCCGCCATCTTCGTCGTTATACCAGATACCCCATGTTGTGCACGCAGTATAATCTGAAGATGTTTTAGTTTCATGCGCCGTATCCCAAGATTGAATAATATATTCGCAGCGCGGTGGGTCTTCGTGTTCCCACACTCTCCACATATTACGTTGAATGACTGCTGCCGCATCACTTGTTGGCTGTTGCATATACTGCGCTTGCCAATAGCGCGGGTCCATTGCTGCTTTTTTAGCTTTTAATTGATCGAGGGGCCATTGTTCGGGCCATAATGATTTTTCATTATTTTCATTTTCGTTTAGTATTGCAGGTAATTCAACCAATTCCCACGGGTCTGATTCAGGATTTTTAATTTGATAATCAAGTAATTTACCCGTTAAGTCAATTAAACTCCAACGAGTCATAATAACTATGATCGCTCCTCCTGGCATTAACCGTTGTAGCGGCCCTGTTTGAAACCACGACCATGCTTGATCAAAAGTTAACCTTGAATTAGCTTTTATGTCTTGCTCAGAATGAGGATCGTCAATAACAAACAAATCAGCACCACGCCCAGCCAAAGCCCCGCCCACACCAACAGCATAATATTGACCTCCGGCTCCGGTAGACCATTTCCCGGCTGCTTTTTGATCTTCTGCAAGGGCTGTTTTTGGAAAAATTTCTTGATATTCATTGGAATTTACTAAATTTTTAACACGTCTACCAAAATCTTCTGATAAAGAAGCCGTGTGCGTACCCATAATAATTTTTTTATCCGGGAACTGCCCTAAAAACCACGCAGGAAACAAATAAGAACTGAATTCTGACTTACCCATACGCGGCGCAATATTAATAATCACCCGTTTTTTGCGTCCTGCTACCACATCTTCAAATATTTTTGCTAGTTTTCTGTGGTGTGCGCCTTCTTTAAAACCCGGATATATGTGATGCGAAAAAGAAAGCACCGAAGAACGCGATTTTTTAAGAGATTTACGCCTATCATACTCGTCAAGCAACATTAAAACTTCGACCTTTTCATCTTTTGGCATAACAGGCAGCATTTGACGCAATGTTTCGGCCTCGTGATCACTCAGATTCACTTGTTTTCTCCGTCGCAGTTACTTCAATTGTTCCCATATACTTACCAAGTTTGGCTTTGATTTTGGCTTCAATCTCTTCATCCGTCATTTCAACTTTCTTAATTTCTGTTCTTTCCGTAAACAGCGCTATTTCTGTAACTTTACCCAACATCTCCAACGCTTTTAATCTGTAACGCGGGTCTGGGTGTTTTGTATCTTCTAAAATTTTAGCTACAGCGTATCCGCGCATCTGCCGAGCTTGTTCAACAAACGCCCAATCATACGCAGTTAACATGCTTACAAGATTACGCACCGCCCTTGGCGTCGTATTTGCCAATAATTTTTCTTTTATTTTTTCTGTTGGAGCACCCGCTGCCATTGCAGCAAACGCAAGCTGTGCACTTTTGTGTTGTGCATTTTCTTCAACTTCTTCATCAGAAACTGCACCTATTGATTCTAAAAAATCTGCCGTGGCTACTTGAGCATCTAGCACTTCTTGCGCAGACGCTTTGTCAACGGGCGTATATTTAGGCGCGTCGTCGTATATGGATGGTTGTATCAAATGTTCAAACATGTTGAGGGAAGAGTGCACCTCGTTAATTTGGCATAGAGTAATTCTTTGTTGACAAAAGTGCAAGTGTTGTAGTATATTCTGTTTTGTAGCTTGGCATCCATGCTACTCTCCTTGGTCATGTAAAGACCTTTATTCCCGGCGCAGCCGGGAATTTTTTTGTTTGTTTATGTCAAACATTAGACATTATTTTAGAGAAATTTTATAAAATTTTTATAGCATTACTATTTATTTTGGGGGTTGTAAAAAATGTGGGGTGTGGGAGACAAATAGTGTCACACGAAGCCCCCCTACCTACCTGACGCACTGGGGGGATACGGGATAGGTGGGGTTGCAGACACGACGTTGCCTGATCTGTTTTACAACAACAGCCCAGTTCTCCCAAAGTCGTCACCGTATACTGAAAGTGTCGAGTCTGCTCTATGACTCGATAGGTGAGCCGGACGGATTTCCGTCCGGCTTTTTATTTGTGTGGCTTGGCGAGACAGCGAGGCTTCTCGCAAGTTTCACACTGTGTCAATCAATGGGACGGATTTCCGTCCGAAAGGAAACACCATGTCTAACTACACCAACGCCGCCGCCGCAGGCTTAGCCCTTGGTCAGCAGAGTCGCCTTACTCATCAGGCAACCCTCGCCTTGTCCAAGACCTACGCGAAGTCCGAGGCGGATGTCCGTAAGCAGATGCGGGTTGACTTCATGGTCAGCTTCATCCAAGGCGCACTGGACATTGACAAAGCCAAGGCCGAAGGCGTCCTTGCAACTTCACGCGATGACCGCACCACGGCACAGCAACGTGCCTACGCTCAAGGCTCGGACAAGTTTGCATACCACATAGTGCGGGATGCAAACGAAAGCAAAACCAAAAGCAAAAATAGTACTGACGTTGTAACGCAGTGCAAGAAGTACATAGATAGCAAGAGCCTCACAAAGAGTCAGCTCAAAAAGCTGATTGCTTTGCTGTCTGCATAAGCAATCTGATGAGGCTTAAATAGCCGAAACAGCGGGACGGAAATCCGTCCCGCTGTCATTGTTAACACATCAAGGAGATTCAAATGAAATACTGGCACGACTCATTCACCAAGCTCAGCGCCAAGCAAATGCTCGAAGCCAAGTTCGAGGAAGAACTTAGCAAGCATGACGACAAGCGCGAGAGCAAGCTCGAACGCGGCACTCAACCGCCCACCAACGACCAAATGCTTGCTTTACTTTGGAAGTACAACAACGACAAGCCCTCACGTTGGCTTTAATTGGGACGGAATTCCGTCCCGCTGTCAACACTTCTCCACAACGTGTTGTGGAGAAGTACCCCATTTTTAGGGGTGTCCAGTGCACCCCAGTTTTTTGTCTACGCGGACACCCACATGGACAGGCGCAAAGCCCCGTGGCACGGGGCAAAAGCGTGTATCTGTCTGTCTGTCTATCTACATATACATATATATTATTAGGTAGGCATAAGTGGACACTTCCTCTTCTTCCTCAAATTTTGCCCAAGGTGCGAAGCTCTTGGATTTTGGTGGACATCTGGACACTTTTGCTGCTTTCTCGACAGTACATGGGCGCAGCACTGTCCACTTTCTCCGATTAAGATTCGGCACAAATTGCTTAAAAGCCCCGTGTTTATTGGGTAAACTACTGTCCACTTCCAAGTGGACAATGTGGACACTTTTGGTATTTAATAGCCCTTTTTGTCAAGGAGTAGACATGTCTCACGCTCAAACCACCCACACAAAACGTTGTATAAAGTGTAACTTGGTGTTCCCAACCTCCCATTTCCGCTATCGCGGAACACGTGCCCAAGCCATTGCAAAAGGACTCTCAGGCAACCGTCTGCCGTGGCTTGACTCCAAGCTCTGCCGCCAATGCAGACCCCCACGCACTCCACTGCGTGAGATCTCACGTAACGAGCTAGCCAACCGACTCGCGGCAGGTGACATCTCTCAGATCACGTACGACAACGAGATCAAACGACGCATGCAGGAGGAGAGCAGGCGTAAGAGTGAGTACATGACCATGCACCACGCCATGCGCAAGTACCTCTCACTTAAACCTGCCGACATCAAACTATTCCTGCTTGAGAAAACCATACGCGAACAACAAGCCAAAGAATTCAAACAAGAAAGCGCTCAAGCCAAACAGAGCGAAGCCCTATCAACTCCCAAACGAAAGCGAGGTAGACCACCCAAGAAACTAATCCCAACAATCTAACGCAACTGGGACGGAATTCCGTCCCACTCTCACAAACAACTTAAGGAGAACTGCAATGTATAATACTTGACAACTTACCCCACTTGGGGTCTAATCATATTTCTCACAACTCAAGGAAACTATTATGGACATGAATAACATGCTCTCACACGCCCAAGTCACGTCTGCGATCAAAGCGTTCCACGCTAGCGGTGTGCGGCGTACCATCTACGTGCAGGGTGAGAACGGCATAGGCAAGACTGCCTGTGTCATGGCGCTGCGCAACGATCCGCAGTTCACTAACCACATCTTCGTCGATCCCATCGACGCAACGCAGATGTCTGACGGGTCAGTGTGGATGCCTGACATTGACCGCGAGGCAGGTGTGTCACGCGAGCTACCCAACGAGCGCTTTGGTCTGAGCAAGACTAACCGACTCGGCGTCAACGGCTCACGCCCTGTCGTGGTGTTCCTCGACGAGGTGGACAAAGCACCGCAGTACATACAGAACGTACTTGCGCCCATCATGTATGACTACCGTGTCGGTGACTATCACTTCCCCGAAGGGTCGCTCGTCATCGCTGCGTCTAACCTTGGCGCTGAGGGTCTCGGTGATAGCACACGTGCACACATCCGCAGCAGACGCATAACAGTGCAGATGCGCAAGCCCACGCAGCCTGAGTGGAAAGAGTACGCGATCAACAAGGGGCTAGACTATCGAGTGATCGCTGCAACAAGTCAGTATCCCTCGCTGTTTGACTCATTCCTCGACTATGAGGAGGGGGGCAAGCACCACGGCAAGACGCTCAAGCTCGACAACCCTGACATCTACAACCCACGCGAGACACAAGACAGCTACGCGTCGCCCCGCACATTCGAGGCATCGTCAGACATCGTGCGCTGTATTGACATGCTGGATGCACAGACGCTACGTGCGCTGCTGTGGGGTGCGGTGGGTGTGGCTGCTGAAAAGATCCTGACTGTCATACGCCTCGGTAACACGCTGCCCGACTATGCGTTGGTGTGTAACGACCCCACGGGTGCGCCGTTGGTCAGCGACCCCATAGCACAGGTCGTGCAGGTGCAGCAGTTTGTGTCACGTGCCAAGAGTAGGGACGAGGCAGCAGCGCTGACCACATACGTGATGCGCATGCCGCGTGAGGAGCACAAGCAGTTGTTCATCAACCAGATCGCCAACTCATCAAAGGTGACGTTCTTCTACACCGTTGAGCCGTTCAACAAGATGCTGAAGGAATACAACAAGTTTGTGAATGTTTGATCAGTAGTTCGTTGCTGTAACCACGGGACGGAATTCCGTCCCACAAGGAACCCAAACAAATCCCAACCACAAGGAGAGTTACCATGACACGTTTCAACATAGATACCTGCTCACTACTCGTTGAGTTCAACGCGTCCGTGTGGACGGCGCGTAAGCTCGACAAGAAAACAACCGACGAGGTTGTGTTCAGCAAGAACGCTGCCGCTAAAGATGCAGCACGGGTCAACAAGCACCTGCTCGCAGGTCGCAACGAGCTGGACGTGATCCAGACTTACATTGGCAGTGTGCGTACGTTTGTGTACGAGAACACCATGCCGTGGTCTGACAATG